CCATCTCTTTTATCTGCTTTAACTTTTAGGTCATAAAAGCCTTCAATGGTTTCAGATTTAAGGTTAATGAATTCTTTATTATCCAAAATACTCATAACTTACCTCCTATATTAAGATAAAATTGTCGCTTTATTAAAATCCAACACTAACTTCATATTCCTGTTTCAACTTTTCCTCTAACTCATCTATCCGGTATTCTTTATTCAACTCTTGATACCTAACTTCATCTTTCACAAACCACTCAACTGTAGCACCTTTGAAATTTCTGATGGATACAATTCGGTGTTTCTTAGGATCTACTACAATATCCATGTTCCCGTAGTGGTACAAATCCCACTTATCGAAGAAAAGATATGGTGATTTGACTGCCAATTGAACGTTGCGTGTTAATTTCCTCATAGCCAATGAACGATTGACATGTTTGTTGCCTTTGACATATGTGCGATATGATTCCAACACTTTGTTGCTGATGTGATACAATTGCATATGTATATATTCAACCTCCTTTATTCTAGGAAGTGATTGTTTAAGTGGTAATCACTTCCTTTGTTAGTCTTAGTATACTACGGTTGTACTATTTTGTAAATGATATTTTTATATTTATTGCCAGTTATCTAATAAATCTTTAAGGAACGTTTGCTTGGTCTTAACTTCACTTTTAGAGATAGCATACCTTAACGACTTATTCTCAGATACCACTGAACAATACTTCTTCGCTCTCGTAACTCCAGTATATGCTTGTTCTTTGTTTAACAGTTTATATGCAGAATGATCTAGACCATAAATTACAACGTCAAATTGCGAACCTTGTGATGAATGAGTGGTTATACAATAGCCAAGTTCAATACCACCTAGAGCTTCTTTGTTAATGAAGATTTCCCCCACACCTGAGAAATCAACAATGAGAGTCTTCATTTCCTCATCTACTTCTTTAACTATTCCAATGTAACCATTGTAAATAGGAGTGATAACACCATTTCTATTTAGCGTTTTATAGTTGTTTTTACGGTTAATGACTTTATCTCCAATTCTAATATCAAACTCCTTTTTATCTTTGACAAGGGTAATACTTTTTGTGGTTAAACCCTTCTTGATAGGATTGTAGATATCTTGCAACCTTAAATTTAAAGGATAGCAACTTGTTTCTCCTCTATCTTTCATGGGTACTATAACTTGTAACTCTAAGATGTTATCCATTTTCCCAAGCCAATGGACAAACTGTTCCTCAATCATTTTAGGTACTCTAGATCTATTTTGTGTAATGTTTATTTCACAATCCTGCAATTCTCCAATAATCAACTGTCCTGTGAAGTTTCTGTCAAACAATTGCTCTTTGTTACGCATTTTTAAACTAGTCTCAATGATACCGGATTTCGCTGCTTGACGGTGAATCTTTGTTAATTGGCAACTTTTAATGGTGTCACTTTTAAGTAAGTCATTTAAGATATTCATGACACCAATGCTCTCTAACTGACCTTCATCGCCCAATAGGATTAATTTTGTACCGGATTTAATGGCTGATATTAGTTTGAAAAAAATCTCCCCACCAAGCATCGACAATTCGTCCACCACAACTATATCAACGTCTAATGGATTATCTTTGTTATATTGAAAGCCTGTAGTTGGATTATACCCAAGTAGCCTATGAATAGTAAACCCTTCCTCACCTGTAATTTCTTGCATTCTAGATGCTGCTCTACCACTTAATGCTGTTTGAGCGAAACTGTAGCCTGACAATACTTCTGTCATAGCACCAACCGTACTCGTTTTTCCAGTACCTCCGAAACCAGTTACGACTAGGACTTGATTATATAATAGTTCTTTAATAGCGTTTAATTGTTCATCTGTATATGACCAACCCTGTTCTTCTTCAATACGTTTAACTTTTTGCTCCCAATTGTTAAACTTAAAGTTGTTAGGAGAATCCTTTAGTCTAATTAATTCTGCTGCGATTCTTTTTTCTAGGTTGTAAATCTTCCGAAGTGCAATGTAACGTTTGTCATCCTTATTAAACACATAGAATGCATCATTACTTTTAATCATCTCACCAAATATTTTATAGTCTAATCCTTCAGTTTCTTCTTCCACCTGATACATAAACTCACAGGCATCAACATAACTATGTCCTTGATTTGCATATTCTTGAAGAATATATTGGGATAAGTAAAGCAATCTCTGTGGATTATTCGCAGTATAACCATTCTGGTATGCGATGGAGTCAGCCTTTTTAAAGCCTATTCCATCAACTTCATCTGCTAATATGTATGGGTTCTCCTTAATCTTTTCAATTAATATTTCAGGACTTCCATATGCATCAACGAGTTTTTCAATTGTGTTTTTGGTGAGATTATAAGTGTCCAATGTGATATAAGCCTTAGAATAGTCTATACTAGAGAACACTTTTTCGACTATTCTTTGTGCTGTATAAAAACCTATTCCTTTTACTTGACATAACTTTTCAATTTCTTTTGCCTGAATCACACTTATAGGATCTTCAAATGCTTGATACAGATTGTTAATTTGATTTTCAGTTAGAACTTTAGACAGAAAAATTTTCTGTTCACTCTCAGTTGTGAGAGAAGAGGGTTGCCCGATCCATTTTATATTGAATTGTTTCCCCCACTTTGGATCATCAACAGGTTCGGCTAAAATAGTGTAAACTTCTTTTGGTTGAATTTCACACATTGTTCCTTTGAATATTGCTGACCCTCGTTTTCCTTCTCCCTCTAATATTTCCACTATATCAAAACTCACTATACCAAACTCCCCAGTGACGAGGGGAGTTCTCGGAAATAATTTATAATCAAATACTGCTTTACACTTAATATATTTATTCTTATCTTCCATTCATAATACCTCCTTTCATGCTCTTATAATTGTGTTCTCTCAAGTGTTAAACTTAGATTACCTTCGGAATCAATATCATCAATCAAAGCAATCGTGTGTTGATATATGCTATTTTTATATGTACGTGGGATAAAATTGTTTCCTCTTCGGAACCCAGACACCATGATTTTTTGACCACGACCAAACCAACTTTTTTCTAATACTTCCTTTTTACCTTCGCTGTTGGTTTGGGAAATCTGTTTTGAATAATGACTGAAGGCTCCTGCATAAAACTTAATCGTAACTACTCCATCAGGAGTCAATAAAGATACTGTATGCTTATTTTTATCTTTGTTTAGAACTGTGCCAATAAGTCTACTGATTTCAAATTCCTTTATTTCTCTGCCTCGATGAATATATGTATTAATGACTTTTGGTTCTTCAGGGAGTTCGTTAAAATTGATTATTCCATATTTATCTTTGTTGGTATGGGCTAACTCATGGTCGTGATAATAAAACGTCAAAGCTGACATCTCCCATTTTGAAATTCCACCACTACAATACTTATCCCATTCATTTTGAAAGAGTTTTCGATTTAATCTATCTAATACTTCTTGTTTGCTAATCCACTCTTTAACTGTTTCCATATATCTATCATACTCTTTTTTGAATTTCTTCTCTGATATTACAAGTTGTCCGTTTACATAATCGTTTACACATTCCTCGGAGAAATGATCATTAAAAAATTGAGTGGCAATATCATCAAGAATAAAAAGTCTATCTTTAGGTTTCTCAACTGTTTTATAGACCTTTTTAGATATATAACCCTTAAACTTAAATAATCGCACGTAGAAGTTCATTTCATCTGGGATGATTTCATTCTCAATAAGCATACTGAAGTTCTGCATATTAAGTTTTGTCTTTGGCTCACAAATCATATTAATAAACTGTTCCATAATCTTTACACGATTTTCATATGAATCAAAAGATCCTGCTTTAATTAGTTGAATTAATTGTCCTTTCTTCACTATGGACGTGTTGTACAATCGCTCCACAAAATCTTCAAATGAACTATAAGGTCTGTTTTGTATTATTTGATGGATAACTTCATCTCCAACACCATTTAAACCCTTCAACCCGAAAACAATACTATTATTCTCTAAGTCTGGAATAAAACCGAATCCTGCTTTATTAATATCCGGTAAATCAATCTTAATCTCTTTTGAACGGATACTCCCTATTGCAGCAGCCACTTTACCATAATCAGTGGAACGTGATTTTTTATTTGTCTCATCCTCATCTTCACTGTCTGAATTATTATCTTCAGTATCAATACCTCCACTGTTTACAGTCAGACAAGCAGTATTCCAGTATAGTGGATTGTAATGATAATTTAGATTTAGCTCCTGCAAGGCAATTACAGAATATGCTAATGTATGAAGAATACTAAAAGCATAGCCTAATTGACGCTTAATCTGTACATTCCACACATAATTAAGAAGGTTATCACTTGTGCCTAACTTTCTTCCTTCCTCAAAAAATAATTGTTGTGCTTCAGCAAGTGATTTTTTATCACGTTTTGCAATTGCTTTTCTTAATTTGTTTGCTTGTTTTACATCAAACCCTGATACCTTATTATCCATACTAAGAAGCATAACAGACTCTTGAGTATCAGCCACACCATATAGTTTTAATAAGTGTTTTTCCATGATCTTAATTTCATCATCATTAAGTCCATTTTCACGCATTTCGTCATACCAAAGTTTAATGTTGTTCTTATGTTTGATGAATGTATCAATGGGCTGTACATCACTGTCCGACATTAACCTCATGAGTGAATTTGCTGATGCCATTTCTAATAAATTGTATGGTTTAACTTTGATGGCTGCTTGATACCCTACATCTGTTGAAAATTGGAATAAATCTAATACTGATCCTTCTCCCAACATTTCATATATCCTTGGGTTTTCTCTTTCAATTACTTCAGGATGTAAGTATTTTTTAAAGGTTTCCCTTAATGAGCCTTGCCATTCAATCTCACCATACTGTAAAAGCATATCTAATGTTGTTCTTATCTTATCTAGAGCTTCAATGGTTAAAAGGTCAAATTTAATATTCCCTACTGCTTGGGAGTCATCTAAGTTAAACTGTGTAATAGGCAATCCATTTGGAGCCTTCATAAGTGCATTAGACTTATAATAGTCTTCATTAAATAAAATAACACCACCAGCATGAATACTTCTCTTGTTAATCTTTCCTTCTATCTTTAAAGCCGTTTCTTTCAGTCCTTCGTATTTTTCAATTTCATTGATGAACTCTTTCACAGGTTTTCGGTCTTCTTTTTCATTCCCATATAAACAATCAGATAAAGACCAGTTCTGACCTCTTTCAAAGGGGATTAAACCACTAATATACAAGCTTGTATCTGAATCAATTCCAAGTCCTCTCGCAGCCGTTTGTATTGCGGATTTTGAACCTTCAGTACCAAATGTACAGACTTGAAGAATCCGATTATCTCCAAATTTACGTTTTAACGCTTGAATGATCTGAGGACGTTTCCCTGCTTCTGTATCTATGTCAATATCTAAAGCCCCTATGTCCGGTCTGCTTCGGTGTAAGTGTCTCCAGTGAGGCATTTCTACGCCATACTCAAGTGGATTAATTTGAGTGATTCCCAATAAGAAACAAATCAAAAATCCACTTGAACTCCCTCGACCACTTCCCACTAGACTATTCCCACAATCATCTTCCCAAATGACATTAATGATTTCTCGTACAGTGATGTAGTAAGAAGACATTGCTTGTTGCAACTGTTGACTAATTTCCCATAACTCACCTAATTCAATATTAATCCTTGCTAAGATTTCATGGAATTTTTCTCTAGATAAAACATTTCGAGGGATATATTCATCAAACCCATCTTCAATTAACTTAATAATGTATCTATCTTGATCATTATTTGAATGAGCCATCTTTTGCATGTAATCATACTGTTGATAAGCAGGTTGAAATATATGGCGAATCTCGAATTCCGGTAAACCAATCTTAGGGATAATTGTCTCGTGTTCTATAGTGTAATCCTCAATCAATTCACCAAGCAACAAAGTGTTATTCAATGCTTCATCAATAATATTTTTATCTATATAGTGCATTCTTTCATATATTTCTTCTTGTGTTTGGAGAAAGCAAGCCTCATAAAACGAGTCAATTTCCCTTTCCCCATTTTTTGCATTAAGAAACGCTTTATGTACAATTCGATCTTCAGGACGTAAGTAATGTGTATCAGTAGATATAATTCGTTTTAGTCCATAATAATCTGCAATCGCAATTAATTTTTGATTACAATAAATTTGCTCACCACTTAATGCTGGTTGAAGTTCAATAAAGAAAGCATCTTGTCCAAATATATCAATACACCATAGTATAAACTCATGAAGTTTAAGCTTATGGTACTTTACTGTTTCTAAATCGTTTCTCGTTTCAGCGTCTCTAATGGCGAGTAAATGTATGTTAACTTCTGAACCTAAACAAGCACTAGAAGCGATTAAGTGACCTTTATTCTCTTTAACGACCCTTTCTAAATCACCTTTAGTTGTAGGCACACGTTCCATTGTTCCAGTATAGAAAGAATTTTGCCAAGCTAAACTGCTTAATAAACGCAATTGTTCATGTCCAATCTTATCTCGACTTAAAATTAAGAAGTGAGGGAATTTAGTTACTCCAGATTTGTAATTATCTTTAACACTTTCAATATCATTACAAAGATATATTTCGTTTCCAAGTATGAGTTTAAAGCCTTCTGGAATTTTCTTTTTTTCTTTTAATTCTCTTGTTTTTTTTATTGCTTGAACGTGTGCTGAAACCGTTTCATGATCTGATATTGCTATACCTTTATAGCCTATATTTGCTGCGGTTAAAATTAAATCTTCTACTGAATTAGTGCAATCTAATAAGCGCAAATTCGAGTAATCTGTGTGATTGTGGCAATTAATGAAACACATGCGTTTCCTCCTTATCTTTTGTTTAATTAAATTATAATTGATATTTTTATATTTGTAAACAAAAAAGGAAGATCTCTCTCCCTTTTTAGAATACATATTCCTTCTTTCCGACCTTAACAACATTATAATCCTCTATTACCAATTGTGGCTTAACAACCCCGTTGTATTCATTAATTCCACATTTCACTACAATGTCCATTGTGACATTTTCACCTTTTGATAACTCAGTATACTCTTCCTCACTGGATTTGAATCTGATGAACTCTATTCCCCTAGATGTAAATTTCAACACATTCTTCTTTTGCCCATTGTCTATGTCAGATGTATTTACTTGAATATCTTTAATTAATAACAATGGCTCTCCGACTGTGTTGCCCCAAACATCTCTAAGTTGAGCAATATCTTTTACAATACTTTCATTAATTTGATTCGAAGGAATAACAAAGTCAACTTCATACACGTTTTCATTTAAAACATGTGATAATTTTTCATTTAATATGTCATTCACCTCAACTAAATTATCTTTATGTATGTTAATGCCAAATGCATTCTCATGACCTTCACAAAAGATAAATTTATTTGTATCAATCAAAAAATTTCTAAAATCCTTTATCTCATGCTTATCATAACCTCGTCCTGATCCACCATAGACATCTTCTTCATGATATCTAACAAGCAAACAGGGACGTTTATATTTGCTTACCAGTTGATTAGCTACAAGTCCGGTTAGTGATTGCTCTAAAATATCACTAACGTTTACTATTAATATTTTATTTTTATCTAAATCACGTTCTTCGATTCTCTCTTCAATTAACTTTAGTCCTTTGTCTCTAAGTCTGTTTTGTCTAGCTCTAACATTGCCCATAATTCTAGCCATAGCAACTGCAATGTGTTCACTCTCTGCTTTTTTCTGATTGAATATATGTTCTTTACTTTCTAGTAATGCTTTCATCATATCAATCTTTTCTAACACATTGCCCACTCGAACTGTAGCGTTGATCAATGGGGCAATATAAAAAAGTACAGTCGTGATATTAATAATCCCTTTTGTTGAGAACTCCTGTTTCTTAAAGAGTTCTTTTAATAATGGGTTGTTGATTTGCTTTAGTCCTTCAAGAACATAATACCTTGTTTCTAATTCCCTAAGATCCATAGAATCGGAAGCGTTACCCACTGCCACCAAGTCCAAAAAATAATCTGCAAATTTTACATTTATGTAGTTATCTAATGCTTGGCAAAACTTATATACAATACCAGCCCCAGATAAATTTTTATTTGGATAATTAGGAGAAAGTTGATTGTTGACCACAATAGCATAATTAGACTCTCGTTCACAAAGATGGTGGTCAAGAACAATAACATCGATGCCTTTCTCACAGAGTTTTTGATGTTCTTCGTATTGGTTTGACCCTGCATCTGGGATAATAACAAGTTTAGTTCCTGAAGGAATTGTTTCTAAATCGACTCCATGCACTTTGCCTTCTCTAATTCTCCAAACAATATCACTTTTGGGGTAGACTCTTGATAAATAGTTAATCAAAATTGCTGACGAACAATAGCCATCTGAATCTTCGTCCACTTGTATATAAATTCTATCTTCATTATTTAAATGGTTTAACAAACACTCAACAGCTTTATCAATGTTCTTCAATAACTTCCAACTGTGTGTGTGACTTTCTTGTACATTTAAGAAACTTTGCACATCTTCAATCCCTCTATTATTAAGGATTGTTTTTACAGGATCAATTAAATAGTCGTTCGAACCAATTAATCTGTACTTCATTTTATCATCCCTCTGTTATTTTTATTTCTTTATTTAAAATCTCCTCAATCTTATGGAAGTTCCAATATGGGATTCTGAGCAATGGGATATTTTTCAAAGTACAATATGTATTTTTAATTTTGTCATGTCTAACAATAATTTCATGTCCATCATCTTCGAACTGCTTTTTAAAATGGAATTCCCCATCATACTCAATTAATAATTTTAATTTATTTTTGGTATTAAAAATTGCAAAATCAAATCTGAGCAATCCCCCTCCAATCCCTAATAAATCATCAAATGAAAACTGAGGGATAAAATTAATACTATTTTTTTCCAAAAATAGACGTACTGCTTTTTCTCCTTTAGATTCATTGCAAACTGAACATCCGTTTCCTGCAATTGCTCTGCTTTTTACTTCCGCTTCCCATACATTATCGCAATTTTCATTAGAGCATATCCACCATGCCTTTTTATGACTTCCAGATGTTACTTGATGGGGTGAAATTTCATTGAACGTAATATGCCATTCTTTTGTTAGTTCTGGATGTGTAGTAGCCAAGCAATTAGTATGATTAACTCTCCTACCCGAACAATAAGGACATCCACACTTCAGTTTGCTGCCAATTGTCATATCATAATCACTTTCACAATCAGGACATAGCCACCATACTCTTTTCCCTGATCCATAAGTTATATTAAAAGGAGTTAAACTTTTGTTTTTAATTGGATGCCATTCTTCAAATAAATGTGGATGTGTGGTGGCTAAACAGTTAGTATGGTTAACTTGACTATTAGAACAATAAACGCAATCTTGCTTATTATAAACTCTTTGAAATGGTGATAATTCATAATCGCTTTGACAATCTGGGCAAATCCACCAATATTTTATATCACTACCCGAAGAAACTTGCTCTGGAATTCTCTCATTTCTTTCCGAATTCCATTCACAAACTAAATTTGGAGCAACATATGCTAATGAATTTTCAAATAGTACATTGTCGAGACGTTTATTAGATATTTTCCTTCCGCTACACTCACGACAATAATCTGTACCATCTCCTTTTTCACGGTGATAAATTATACTGTAATAATGCTGTAATCCACAGTCGACTCCACAGTAGTCACATATTTTAGGCACCTTGAAGTCGCTGCCTTTTGGCAAATCTTCTATCTTTACTTCAATAATTGTTCCTTTCGCAACTCTTAATCTATCTCTCTTATCCAATCTACGAGGAATTAAGTAACCTTTACTTTCATAATGTTGCAGATTTTTACCACTAACATTGACCATAATAGTTGAAATCCCAATTGCGATTTTATTCTCCTCCTTCAGTTTTGACTTCTATTTTATTTTTCATAAGAAATTCTAATGTTTCTTTTCCTTTGTCGATAGGCGAATCTTTATAATTTAGAACATTCCATTTATCGAATATCACGAAAGTTTTAACATATGGGGTAAACTTCTTAGTTATTCTTTTTAATGTTTCAGCCCATTTATATGCTTCATCACTCTCATGATCTTTGAATTGTTTATCAAAGGCGATAATTACTTCTTCTACACCTAAACTAAGCAATGTGTTCACTTGCCATTTAGATATATTACTACCGTAAACTGCACATGAAAAGTTGTCTTCACCATATATAGATTCTGTTTTTAAACATGATTTTTCTGACTCCCATAGTACAACCTTACGAAATCGCTTAATTGAATGTTGAGTTTTGTTTAACATATATAAATTATACATAGTAGGGAAAGAGTAGAGTTTATGTTCAACTGTTGCAGGAATGTATTTTTTCCCTGCAACAATTTCTTCTTCTCGAAGATTTCTAGCTCTAAGACCAATTAATTGTCCTTCTGTATTCCGACAAGGTATAATAATTTGATCTTGTTTAATGTAATAACTTATCCCAAATTGACGTTGAACTTCTAGGCTTATTCCTTCTCTTTCCCATTCTTCATGACCAATTGGAAGAAAAACATCAAGTATTTTTTCGCTATGTATTGGAAGTGTTATATCAACTTTCTTTTTTGGCAAATATCGCTCAATCCAACTCCAATCATCAATCATGTGACTCTGCTTCTGATTTGTAGTTGTGAATAACTTCCCAGTTAGATTGCCTACATATCTAACTGCTTCTAAGAAATTAATTTTTTTAACTTGCTCTACTAAACTAAATATGTCATAACTTTGACCACAATCTGTATAACAATGAAAAGATTTGCTCTGTGGATAATAATATAACTTATGTTTTCCACCATAGTTGTTGTGGCAAACAGTCTGGTACATCTCGTGTCCTTGTGAATCTTGTTTAGGTGCAGCACTTCCCAAATCTCTAAGAATTAAGCGTATATCCTCACTACTTAAACTTTCTTTGATTCGATCCTTATCTAGCCTCAATGGGGATTCACCCCTTTAAAAATCAAAACCAGTTGGCTTTGTTTCTTCTTCCGGTTCATCTTCATACATTTCTACAGTTGTAGCCTCAATTGGGATGACTTCATATTTTCCATTCGTCAGAAACAAATCTGTTGTTCTACAAGTACTTAGATTTGTATAAGACCATAATCTAACTCGGACAATTTTGTTTCCCCTGTTCTTATAGATGTCGAAAACAATGTTGGGCTGAACAGTGAACTTATCTTTTAGAATTGGTTTGAGTGCTTCCAAATCTGATTTAGAAGGTGTCCTTGCAATTACACCCAAATCAAGCTTGTCAGCCATTGCTTTTGCACCACGGAGCAAGTTTTGATTAGCCTCTTTTACGTTCTCCCAATCTCCACTAACCTGAGTTGCAGTGAATATGAATACGCCTAATCGGTTACATAGAGCCTTCAAACGATCTACAAACATCAATAGAACGTTATCTTCACGTAATTTCATTCCTTTAGATTGCAATGAAATCTGCTCTAACAATTTTAAAGAAGTATGCACATAGTCGAAGAACACATATTTAACTTGATGACCTAAAACATACTTATGTATCGTTCGTTCAATGTCTGAGATATCAAAGTTGGGAATATGTTCAATCCATAATGGGGCTTTGTTTAAAATATCAATGGCTTTATCAATACGTTTTTCTTCTTCTTCTGTGTAGTTACCATCTAAAATTTTATCTTCATCAACTCCACTAACAAAAGCAATCAATGGTGTTTGGACTTCATCCATTTCCAACTCAGTTGTAATGAATAGCGTTGGCTCTGATGTACCGTTTTTTACCCACTGCTTACTATTTGTATCGTAAATCTGGTTGACTGCTAAATTGGCTGCATCCCCTAATGACAAACGAGTTTTACCAACACCAGTTGGAGCAGAACGCATGTATAACTTTTTTAACCTTGCGCCTCTGGTTATTGTGGTAAGAATACCGCTACATAATGGTGCGCCCATTGCAGGAGTTTCTTTTAGGCTTTCTTTTAATTCTTTCATTCCTTTTCCTGCTTGTTGTCCATGAGAGCCATGCTCCGTAAGAAATGTTTCCTTAATCTCTAGAAGCTTCCTATCCACAATATCCATAATGTCTTGAACAGAATACTTATCAAAACGTTCTTGGATCTCCTCTTTGAGTTTCGGCATTAGTTCTGTTTCATCATATATGTCCTTAATATCCATTCCATTATCCTGAAGTGATCTCAATAAACTAAACTTCTTGACACGCTCATAATGGTATGGAAAATTACCTAAACTTGAATCTGATACGGCTCGTTGTAAATATTCGATTCCATTGTTATCCTCAAATATTTTATATTGAACATCATAATTGGATAAGAAGCTGTCAATTGTAATAAAATTAATGTCTTCTAGACCTTCACCAACAAGATTATTGATGGCTGCAAATACAATCTTATGGAATTGTTCGGGGAAGTCTTCTTTTGCAAGTTTATATTTTTCTTCCTTAAGTAACATAGGGTTCTTCATTAGACTCCCTAAAACCTCATAGATGGATCTTTTGTCTTGTAAACTCATCCGGTCACTCCTTCCTACAAAGAACTTATATCTATTGGTGTTATTTTTACTTTATTATCCAATTTAGGAGACTTAATTCTGACGTGTTTTTGTGTAACATACTCCTCATTATCAATAGTGCTATTGTTTGCATTAACAATGTTGAGGTGATGTTGTTTTGCTTCTTCATAAATATAAGGCACAATTCCCACAGTTTCATCGTTCACTGGATTACCTAATATCTCGTGGAAGTATCTAAGCGTTAGCAATATACCTTTACTAGTGCAATTGTAGTCATCTTCGAAATTCTTAATTTGAGCCAATATCTTCATAGGAGGAGACTTCACAGTAAATAACTCACAGATATAATCCATTAGTTCTTTTCTGTCTTCTGCTAACTGTAAACAAACATCATGGTAATAGCGATTACTTACTTTTATAGCGATATCTTTATGAACTCTTTCTTTGCATCTGGCACAAATAAATGTATTATCTTTAGCCATTCATTCACCTCATTGAAAGAAAAAGGGAGTATATTTCAACTCCCAAATTTCTTATAGACTAGCATCCAAGTCTTTTAAATCACCTAGAATTAACACTAGGATGTCCACCTGATCTTCAGTGGCTTGGGCAATTTTCTTACCCTTGCCCAAATGAGTATCAACAATCTTAGTAATCTTAGGTGCATTATCTTCACCTTTACTCATAATTGCAGCACATAACTGTTGGATCTCTGCAATTACTTCTTCAAAATCATATGTAGTGGTTTCCTTGTAAACATTGATGTGTGCGTCTGTTGCTTTAACTCCGTCTTCTTGTTCTTGCTTTTCAATAGCATCAGCAATCGCATCAACTAAATTGGTATATGTGAACTCAATATGATCTGGAGTATGCTTCCAACGACTTCCTGCTTCAAAACGTGTTGTTCCACGCATATATAATCTAACAGAAGTTCCATCCTCTGTATCAACTGTACGAGAATACCCAATAATATCACTCATACGAGATACAATGTTGTCTGCTTTCTTAGGTAGGGTTGGTACAATCTTATTAAAAGACTCTTTATTTTCATCTTTAAACTCTTTATCTACTGCGTGAGAAATCATTACAAGACCATAATCCATTAGTGGAATCGCACGTAGAGACTCGTCAAATTCTTTCTCCACCATTTTGTATCCACCACCATAAGGAATGTCACCAATCTTCTCAACGCCCTCACGTTGACAAACATACTTCTCACAAAGATCCCATGCAATATCGGCTGTATCAATAATTACACTCTGGAATCGTTCTTGAGCTTTTGGATCTTTCAACTGTTTTAGGACTTGTTTAAACTCGCTCCACTTATGAATAGGCTGGGCAATTACGTTGTTTAATGCGTTATATCCTTTTTCAAAAGCTAAAAGGATTGATTTAGGAAACTTGACAGCGTTTGTCGTTTTGCCACTTTTCTTATCCCCATAGAAGAACACAATCTTTCCACGTAAATCACGACTCACTACTGTAGGTTGAATTGCAAAGATATCAATAGCCATTTATTATTCCTCCGGTATTTTTTAATTTTGTCATGGTGAGATTACCCACCATGACATATTTATTTATATTAATTTTATTTAATTATAATTTTATATGTATATATTAAAATGGAAGGTCATCTGGATTAATCTTAGGTTTCTTATCGCTCTTTACATCAAAACCTTTTTTTTCATCTTTCTTCTCTGTAGTTGATTCTTGTGGTTTAGGTCTATTCTTTAGTTGTTCTAAGTAAACTTCACGTTCAGTTAATGCTTTCTTAACAACCTCTACATTATATACCTTTGTATTGTCCTCATTATAAGGAGGAGTACCACCTGTAATCACAAACTCTCTAACTGTTTTGCGAGATACTTTTTTCTGTGGTTTACCAAAACCAACTTCAACTTCGGTTTCAGTAACTTCTACATGATTGATAATGTCACCAAAGATTTTAGCGGTTGCTCCTTTAGTATAGTTATCTTTGATGTAATCAACTGCACCGGAATCAGCAACGATAAATTCAATTGGAACAAGTTTACCACCATACACAGGTAAGAATGCTTTTACTTTTGCTCGACCTGTCTCTTCTTCTTTAACTACTTCATCAGTTACACTTTGTACGATAATCTCTACTTCAAATTCTGCTTTTGGTGAATACTCTTCGTTGGCTTGTACTCGATTGATGAAGTTAGTTGATAACTGTGGGAAGGATTTTAATTGACCGTCTTGTCCGAAGTATTCATTAACTCCCAAATTTCCTACTGTAATACGAACCTTATCAGCCTCATCTCTACCTACTTTAGCAACTGACTTGTATTCATTCATTACAGTTAGTAAACCTTTATAAATACCGTTTTCAGATCCATCTTGCTTTGCTGCATAACTGAAAACTCGAATAGTGTGTGCAGATCCTTCAGCAGTTTCAATATCAATTTCACCAGTGATTGCTGCTTTACCATTTACATCTTTTGTTTCAATTCTGTTTTCTAATAGAAGACCCTCAATTGTTACCACGTTATCAGCTTGACGCAATGTATTAGTGTTTGTATTTTCGCTCATATGTATTTATTCCTCCAAGTTTATTATAGTTTAATTTTATGTCTTATCTCGCTGCCTCATCTAATCTCTACTTCCTCTGCTCGGCTACATGATTTCCGCAACCACCCCTTTCAAGTTGTCCTCTGTATTTGTATAGTAACATGTATTTTTAATTCTGTAAATGATATTTTTATTTTTATATTAATCCATTTAAAACGTTTATTTCGTTGGGTTTTTAATTATATACAGCAATTTCAGTCGAACCTTCTTGAACTTCTTGCAATACTTCAGGTTCATTATGTATCACACTAACACCTAACGGGAAGACTTCAACAATTGCAGAAGTAATATCTTTAGCCATTCTCATTACCACTGAAAGACGTGTATTCGCTAAAACTTGAAGTTCCATATGACCACCAATATTAACTACTCCCATTATTCCATAATCACCTGCCAGTGGGAGTTCCTTACGTACACCTGCTCCAGCTTTAATGGAGCCATTAATTACTGAATAAGTTTCTATGTTGCTAAATTGACCTAGACAAGCATCAATAGCAATTACTTTTTTATCTTCCGGTAATTTATCCAGAGTTTCTTGTAAGTTTAATGCATGTACTGGTTCATCAATTGTTCCAAATATATTCTGATATCCAAGACCAGACAAGTATGTACCCACCAATGGAGCCAGTGCATCTCCCGTATTCCTGTCAGTTCCAATACACAAGAATACAACATCTTCGTTGGTTAAGTGTGAAGGGATAATTGCAGACATTGCTGTAACTAACTCTTCTTTTGTTCTGATCCTAGAAATCTTACTCCCCTTAAATACATCTTCATGCGCTACCATTAAATCTCCTCTTTTCTTTTAAGTTGTTATGTATATCTTGCTGTCCTTCTTACATTTCCAATAATACACCATCATATACATTTTGTAAATGATATTTTTATATCTAATTAAAGAAATTTTTTATTTACATATTCACCCAACCTAATCCAAGCATCATCTAATCCCTTCCCAGTATGTATATCAACCACTCTGCGATATTTTACCTTGCCTTCATAAAATTCATCTATAGAACGAAATGTGTAGCGAGTAGTTTTATGATTTTCTATCTCCTCTGTCTTCAGCAATTCCCATTCACTCTGAATGTCCATTGTCCTCTTCCTCCAATAGTTCACATATATATTGTAAATCTTGAATTGCAACTGGTGAAAGTTCATCATACCTTTCAATGAATCGCTGCAATAACTTATAAGCAAGTTGTACGTTATTTTTGCTATTATAATTTAACATCTATATTCTCCTTTGTACAGTACAAAAAACCTCTATTATGAGGCGTTTTTGTATATATTTTTACTTCTTAACTCTAGAAGATCGATCAGAATAAACCTTAATTTGTTTCTTGATCTTATATTCATCTGCTCGACCACTTCATTATAATCATCTTCAGTATGTATCACCTCAATCAACATTTCAATAATTTTCTTACTTTTAACATCATACTTAAAGATAAATTGTTGTGCCAATGACTCCCCCATATGCCGCTATCCCCTTGTGTAAAAATTATTATAAAATAACTAACTTGTGAGATAATTATAAAATACAAATTGTATTGTGTCAATGACCTTTTTACCATTTTTGTAGATAATAATACAAATTGTATCCTGTTCATTTTATTCCTAATTTGGTACAATAGTCTATGAGGTGATTACTATGACTTTCGGTTCTAGGCTTAAAGCACTAAGGAAAGAACAACGCATGTTGCAGAAAGACCTAGCTATATTGCTAGACCTTTCATCTGATACCATTGCAAAATATGAACGTAATCAACGTACTCCAAATCCAGATACCTTGCAAAAAATTAGTAGTATATTCAATACTTCCGTTGACTATTTGCTTTGCAATACAGATATACAGACTAGCCCTGAAGAGCAATTTCTTTTAGATGATGTCTCCGATGATCTTGATGAAATGGATAAAAAGATTGATGAATTCGCTGAAAAGCATGGAATATTACTCTTCAGTGATGGCGATGGTAAAAGATACTCAAAAGAAGAATTGCAAACTATTATTAAAAATTATTTGAGAATGATTAACACTTTTAAAGACATCACTTAAATCACATATTAAATACTATGATAAATTTTATCTTATTTTTATAAATCACGGGAAGTGATGCACCAAACAAGTCCAAAACTGACCCATTTTTATGGAAACCTTTATAAAACATGATTTGTGCCATTTTTGTTTCAATGATACCCTTATGCACTTTGGCTATCACATCCATACTTTCTTGCAGAATCAATGGAAAGATGCTTTTGTTTATAATGTCTTCTCTTTGATGTCCCGATAATTCAACCCATTTATCAGATACGTATGGTACCACTCCATCTAATGTGAGTAGGTTGATCATACGCTCTTCAGGTTTCCATTTGCAAATATTTATTATATAAGCATTCACTTCTTGTATTTTCCCGTCAATTTTTATCGGTTCTAAATAAACCAACATCCTAAATTCCTTTATGTCGTCTTTGCTGTCATACACAATTGGAGTTCCATTGAAAGCAGTTTCGTAATACGGTAGCATGATTGGAATTCGATGTTCGGGTACGACCTCCCCCAACTTCCCAGTTTTTAATTTCCCAAAATTTGTCGTTAGTGTATCGGTGAATTGACCTTCTGCTTCCGTGATAACTATTTCACCATCAATCTTTTTCATTTTGAAAAACGCCCCATCTCTTTCAGGTGAGAGGTTGTACGTGCTTAGATAGTTACCATATTTACTGATGATGGAATTTAACCGTTCCATACTTCCACTTCCTTCACCGAACATCTGTTCTTGTTTTTTATTATATCACAATTAGAATATGAGAACAATATTAAGACCGCTTAATTAACAATTAACAATTTTTTATAGTTTTTTTAATATTGTAATGTAATAATACTCTATTCGACAAATAGTTTCCTCAACTGATAACTTTTATCAGTTTAAAACGCTTTTTTAGTATAAAAAAGAGCCATGATTCGACACGGCTCTTTCCTTTGACATTTATACTATTATATTTTCGACAATATTTGTCGAATTACCAACCATCACCGACTCCAGTTATAGTGTATCCGTCAGCCTGTTCTGTTACTTTGTCGTTTTGATTGTTCGCATTGTCATTGTTTTGAACAGTACCAGAGTACAATGTAATAGCAGTGACTAAACTTGTAACAATCAATAATAATTTTTTCATGTTTTTCACCTCCCTTCAAGCCATGTTATCTCTAAGTAATTGAAGTTTAGTTAATTGTTCTGTCGTTAATCTGATTCCATGTCTACCGATTAAATCAGTAATATGATAGAACAAGTCTACAATTTCATCTTTGTAGTGTATTTGACAAATATATTCTGCTGACCGGAAATATTCCTCAAGTGCGTTAATTGGGTCTGTATCTTTAAGCAACAAACCACTATTCCTTAAATAAAAACCAATCCACTCTGTATATTTAAAGTGATCTTTCTCTGTTATATGGTTAAGTTTTTTGACTATCTGTTCTTGGTCTTTTTTAGCCTGAGATATATTACCCAAGTAGTATTCTGCGTAAACTTTATCAGTTAAAATGTTCAATACTTCTATATCATCAACAAGTATTTTATTTGCTACTTCCCAATGTTTTTTGGCTTCGTCATATTTTCTTTGTAAGAAATAACTTCTACCAGTATTCAGATGAGCATAAGTATACAATCGCTCATTATTTATTAATTTGTCATTGTATAGTTGGATATTCTCCTTATAGCAATTTATAGCTTTGTCATATTGCTTTATTTGTAAATACGTATTCCCATGTAGATTTAACGTCCAAGCTACCCTTATGATGTCACTATTATCTGTCCTATAACTTAATGATTTCTCACATCCCACTAATGCAGGGATATATTTTTTGTTGAAATAGTTAGCCAAAGCATACCAAAACCAAATTTCCATTAATCTATCTGGATCGTCTGAAATATCTTGTATGACTTTCTCAATTATACTTAAGAAAAACTCAAACTTCCTTTTGTCATAGCAAGCCTCCCAAACTTGTCTACACAAATCATAAAATTGATTTTTTGGGATAAGTTTAAAGTGTTTAACTATATATGAAATGAAATTTGGATGAACAGAAGCACCGACCATGTGCTTCCAAATAACAACTTGGAATAAGGTAATAATTAAATCCTTTTGGTTGCCTTCTTTTTTAATAATGCGAATACATTTATTCAAAGACTTTCTTGCTAGTCTTACTTGATTTAATTCTAATTTCATTTTTTCAATAAATTTTAATAAGTCTGGCACATTATTTAGAAGATGTAGATAATCACTATATAACTCATATTTATCTATACCTAATCCTTCTGCAATCAATTCTATATTTTCTAACTTGGGAGCAGAGTCTCCACGTTCAATCCTAGAATAGGCAGCAATCGAAATAGCAAAGTCAATATTAGCAACAACATCTTCTTGTGTCAATCGCTTGGATTTTCTTATTAACTTTAACTTTGCTCCAAATTTCTTCTTATCCATTTCTTAAGCCCCAGACTAATTCTATATGTCGATACATGTCGTTTTTTTACCTATAATATAATACCATTATTACGTATTGGAATAAAACAATAAAATATGGAAGAACTATGATTTGCACGTTATGATTTATAGGAATAATCTAGGTTGCAAGAATGACAATGGTGATATACTTACAATGTATTAAATTACCTACAAAGAGAGTTGCATTGAATGAATAGATATAAGCCAAGGATACATTTGATTAGAGAAAAGAGAGGTTTGAGTCAAACTGAATTAGCTAAAAGAATAAATGTTAGTCAGCCATTATTAAGTAAATGGGAAAGTGGAAAGGCTTACCCTAGATACCCTGAATTAAAGGCAATAGCAACAGTATTAAAGTGTTCGATAGAAGACCTATATTTATGACGTAACCCCACTCAGGAATTGGAAGTGGGGTTTGTTGTTTATGTGGGTTGTTAGTTATATATTTATCTAAAAATAAAACACTGCTTTTACAGTGCTTTAGATGTCGTATAATTTAGAAATATTCTTCATATTAATCCATTCTTTTAAAGGACTCCAGTTGTAGAACTCATATTTGCCATTCTTCACTTTTGGCATTTGGTAATACTCCATTATCTCGATATATTGATCTTTGTCTAAAATTCCATCCCTTTTGTATAATTGAAATCCCATAAATATTTGACCGGATCTATATATATTCTTACTCGTTAAATACGGATTCTCAAATAACTCACTTATCGTAGATAGTCTTCTATAAATAACATGAGGACTAACACTATCCATCGGCTGTGTGTTACGTGTGGCTCCCACTCTAATTACATAATCATTATCAACTAATAAAGTTACTGGACTCTGATTTTCTCTTAAATCGGCTTCATTATTTTTTTTATAATATTCTTTTTCCTCCGTAGCCTTCCTAATCAAAGCAATACAATCTCTGCTAACTTCATAATTTTCACGAATTACTTTTCCATCTTTATCTCTCAAGGTTAAAATATTGTTATCATAATCAACATCTTTCTTTAATAAATGGCATATAGAATGCACGTCAACACCTTCAAATAAAAGTTGAAACAATACTCCATCTTGTGCATTTTTACATCCATGATTCTCATCTGTTAATTGATCTAATTCATGTTTTGATATATAAATCATTACATTCTTATCTACAAATTGCTTAAACCAATCTTTTGGAACCAAGGTTAATGGATTAATGTTATTACTTCTATGACCGTTTTCTATAGACCAAGTTAAAAATGATTTGATGGTTGAAAAATTTGATCTACTTGCCGATATGGTGAGTGGATTAAGCTCTTGCATAACCCTTTCAATTTCAGAAATGTTAAATTCCGACAAATCTTTACCTAGTTTTTCTTCTAGTGACCCACTTCTGTAAAAAACTCTCTTATAAGTTTCCGCTGTCTTATCTCCGAAAGTATCTAAAAATTCATTTTTAATAACTTCATTGTACATCTTATAATCTTCTTCAGTATATTTAAAGTTCCCCTTCATATTAGGCAACCACCTTCATATCTAATTTTGAGAAATAATCTTTTATTTTAGTCCGTGCTTTTCCTGTTACAGTCTCTTTCTCGTCTAATACGCCTAATTCTCTCCAAAGAGGATTGTTTCTAGAAAAATCAATTGAATCTAATACACTTTTTATTTTAGAAACTCTTATGCCCTGATCTTTGAACAATTTACTTAATGCAATATAGCCAGCAAACATTACATTATGGGACATTAAATTATCCTTAGATGGATTGTTGAATTCGTTAGGATAATAAGAGATTAAGTAATCAAAGAAATCTTTTAGATAGTCAAACACTTCGTCCGATTCAATTTTGTTACTAATTGAATACACCTCGTCAATTGTGTCAGCTAGGGTATTCGAACTAACGATATGCCCAACAGATGTTGTTACTTTTGAAGTTCGTGAAATCCTCCCCTTTAGTTCGGATTCTACTCCCAATCGTCTTACTATTAAATCTGATTTCCTTGCTTGTTTTATTGCTTTAAGATGCCCCGCATCCATAGGGTTTACCGTGTTTACCTGTCCAACTAAATCCTGAGCATCACGTAAATTATAATTGTTTATGGACACTTTAAATGTGAATTCTATTTCTGGATTTATGGTCAAAGCTTGTAATGCTCCACTGATCCTATGAAATCCGTCCAGAATATCAACAATTGACCCTTTTAATATTGTCAAACTTTTACTTTTAACGTCATAATGAATATCGTCTCCCGAATCACTACTTCCATTTCGGACATTAAAAGTTATAGTTGTTGATTTCAGTGTGCCATTTAGAATGTGTTCTGCAATTTCTTTTACACTCTTTGGATTTACATTTGGAGTTTCAATAATTTTGTCGCCTTTTCTAACAAGTTTAGCATTTCTTTGCGTATCAAAATTATAGGTTAATAAATTATTGTCCATCCATTTCTTAATATCTATAATAGACATTTTTGTAACATAATCATCTACGTCAACTTGAATTACTTCGTTTAGTGTTATTGGAAAATCAATTTTTTCATTTTCAACCACTTCCTCATAAGTCTTAGATTCTTTAATTTCATTTGGCGTGAAATATTTTTCCGGTGCAATTAAATCATTTTTTGTTATTTCAAAAGCCTCTAAAGTTAATAAGCAAAGTACTCTTGCATCTATTTCATCTAACGGAGTTGACCCTTGAATATATGATTGTGTATCTCCACCATAAATGTTATATTTTTTGTCTAATTCTTTTTTGAGTTTATCAACTAATTTTCTATTCTTTTTTAGATCGCCAAAGACGGTCATTAAATTATTTTCTAGTGCATCTCTATTTTTCATAATTTAATTCTCCTTTGTGATATTCATCACCGAATTATACATTATCCTATTCAAAAGTATATCCAAAAAGTATAGTTTATACAAGTTTTTTTTATATCTATATGAGAAAATCGTCCAACAATTTACGACATCCATACAAAATAAAAACCTGCAACTATGCAGGTAAACTAAGGACTTTATTTTTTATGAAATCATTAAATTGCTCTGGAGTATTATCATATCCATAAATATTATGAAATTCGTTATGGATATCTTTTGTCAACGGGACTCCTAATCCGTATTTATCATGAAGCTCAAGACATTTGTCGGATAATGTTTTTAATTCATCTTTGGTATATTTCCCATAGTGATCGTATAAGTCTAATCCCAATTCAATCAAAGTCTCAACTACAATTTTATTAAAACTGTACAAGTGGTGAACCTGTAAGTTTTTTGTTTGATTCGTTATGGTACATTTGAAATTATATTTCTTAAATGATTTTATTCTCCAATCATAAAGTTTCGACCTCAAATAGTTAGACAGTGAATTTTCACCACCCTTCCAGTTGTAATGATTCACTCCTGAAAGTTTGACTATTTTACAATTAATACATTTGCTACCTCTTGTTAAACTAGAGAAAGTTATCTTAGATTTATTACCACAAATGCACAAATAATCTAATTGGTCATTTGCGTTAACATAATTCTCACTCAACAATGTACATCCTTCTTTTTCAAAATAACTTTTTACATATTCATAATCGTGTCTTCTTTTTTCTGCTGTTTTATCAATTCCACATTTTTTACATCTGCTACCATTCTTAAAAGATTCAAAAGTTGCTATATTTTCCTCTCCACATTCACACACATATCTTAATTTTTCATGGGTGTTAGTATAACTTTCAGAAAGTAGCAAACAATTATTTTCTAAATAATAATTAAACACCTTATCATATGTCGCTCTTCTTTTATTAGCTCGTTTACTTACGCCACATTCCCAACATCTATAACCAAATTTAAAATCCGCATATCTTATTTTACTAATATTTCCACATTCACAGATGTAATCTAAAATTTCACTGTTGTTGATATATTTCTCAGATAATAAAATACAACCACTTTTATGAAAGTGTTCTCTTACCTCACTGTATGACAATCTCTGTGCTGCTGATTTTCTTTCTGGCATACACTGTCTACATCTAATTCCCCTTGAGAAACTGTCGAGTGTTGTACGTCCCAACTCTCCGCATTCACATTTGAACATGAGGGGAGATTTACTATTGAAATATTCGTTTGAAATTAATTCACAATCACTTTGTACAAAAATTTTTCTTACTTGTTCGATTGTATATTTTTTTGTTCCACCACAAGTAGCACATCTCGTTCCAGATTTAAACTTATTGAATCTTGCATTGTAATTATGCCCTTTGGGACAAATTGTTTTTAATAAGGCTCTTCCATGATTATATTCTGTAGATAGTAACTGATATCCCTCTTTTTCAATAAAAGATTTTACTTCTTCGTATGTGTACTTTCTAGTGGAAGCACACATATTGCATCTGTGTCCCAATTTAAAACAATTAAAAGTAGTTTTATATACATGATTATGATTACATTTAATTTTTAATTTACTACCTGAGTTGACATACTCTTTTGATAGCAACTCATATCCACTTTCTCCTTCAATAAAACTTTTCACATACTCATACGTATGCTTCTTATTACCAGAACAAATTGCACATCTATTTTCATTATTCTTAAATTCACTGAATGAAACACTGTATTCATGACCTTTTGGGCAGATTGTTTTTAGTTTTTTAGTAGCATTTTTATATTCAGTTGAAATTAATTGATATCCGTATTGACAAAAATACTCTACTACATAATCATACTGGTATTTAGCGTTTCCGTAACAATATTTGCATCTATGTCCCTTTTGGAAATTGGAGAAAATCATCTTTACTTTGTGACCTTGTGGGCATATCATATTTAAATTTTTACTATTTTTCTCATAAGTTTCATCGATTAAGGTATAGGCTTCATTCTCAATGAATGATTTGACATATTTATACCCTAATTTATTTCTTTGTAAAAAACATTCTCTGCATCTTTTGCCAGCTTTGAATTTACTAAATGATATTTTACATGTGTGACCCTGATTGCAAATCAAATCTAGTTTATCGATGGATTTTTTATACACTGTAGATAGTAATATGTAATTTTCTTTTTCGATAACTTCTTTTACTAAATCAATTGTTATTTTTTTCTCACTGCTTCCCATTCTAAACATCCTCTCTCATGTTTATTTCACTCTCATAATATTTCTGAGGGAAGATGGTGAGAGTTCCATCTTATCAAACAGGTTGATCAGACCCATTCTATCCCTAACTGTATTATAATACTTCTCACATTAACTGTAAATATGTTTATTTAATTTATTTTTACACCTATAAGAAAAAAGACAGATATCTCAATCTGTCTTAGTCCCATAAACGTCTATCTTTAAAGTCTCCAGCTCTCATATAGTTTCCAAAGTTGTCTCGTAAATCATCAGAATCGGGGTGGGCTGGATACACTTTCATTGAACTCTTACAACTTCTACAGCGCACCTCTGTAGTTCCTTTAGGTAAATAATGATTCCCTCGATCATTACAAATGGCACACTGATAATGACATATATAAACTGTCTGACCGTCTCTTTCTTTTGTACCTGATCTCCAAATATCTGTGCATTCATTTTGAGAAGTGTATATCTCTTGTAGTTGATTATCTTGTAAAGTTTCAGTCATAACTTCTTTTATATCTTCAAGTTTTTCAATATTTTTATCAACTTTATATTCCGGTTCTTCACTCTTTATTTCATCAAAGAACCCTTTATATAAATCCTCAATCTTAGAATATGTCTTTGACACTTCTAGAATGTCTGTGGATATACCAAACAATTGAAATACATTTTGAATAATCATCAACTTACTTATATTATCAGCATCACTAATTTCTAAATCGGCTCTTTTATCTCCATCGACAATTTGAATTTTAATCTGCATATAAACCTCTTGTTGTTTTTATTTATAATTATAAGTTAACAAGTAAACAATTTCATCACAAAATAAAAAAGACAGATAATTTAATCTGTCTAATAAAAGTACCATTTTATTTGAAAAATCGATGCTGTAAACCCTTGATATTACTGGGTTTTAAACATGTCTTTCAATTGCTCTTCATATAAAGTAGCATCAAAATCATCCTTAAATTCAATAGCATTCCCTAAACAATTATTATCTTTATCATAAAGTTGAATAATCCATTTGTTTTCAAGTATATCACGGTCTTTACCAACCCTAATTGGAAATGCTTCTTTAAGCCACCAATTCTTAGTTGGTTTTGCCATAGGAACCCAAATGATTTTATCAGTTAGTTTACTTAAATGTTCATTAAACTCTTTTTGAGATTTATTTAGTAATTGTTTAGTGGAAACTATATTCATACTCCATTGTTCCTTATATCCTTCTAATGATGCATTTTCTTCTCTCATTATTAAATGAACTAATTGCTGTTCAAATGATGTTTTCATTGCATGATGGCGAGATAGTTCCAATTCTATCATACGCATTTCATTTGTATAGTCACTTATTCCAAGTAAAAAATCAACACTCTCTCCAAATAAATTTGATATTTCAACCAATGTCTCTAACTTTGGATCTCTTTGATTGTACTCTATTTTTGCATATCCAGAAGGCGACATACCAAGTTTAGCAGCCATTTCCTTATGAGTGAATTTGTGTGTTTCTCTGAGCCATTTTAATCTTCTTGCGAATACTTCCATGCAACCACCCCATTTAGTCATTGACTATAACCCAATTTGGGTATATTATTATATTCAAAGAGGGACAACCTCATTATACAATATGGGCGAGGAAAATTAAAGGAGGAACTTACATGGAAGCATTCGGTACACTTACTTTACCAATCTCAATTAAATTGGACGCATCAAATTATGATGAGGCTTTGAGGAAGATTTACGAGTTAATTAATGACCTGAATATAAATATCACTGGTCTTGATATACCTACAGTTTCAGGGAAAATACATAAGGTTAAAGTCCATGATCACAATATAACTTGGGATGAAATATTTTAAACCTCCTTTTGGGAGGTTTTTATTTTGTTCCTATAGAATGAACCTTTTAT